GTGTTAATGAAAAACATGCTTATAGAAGATTATATGATGACAGAGCAGACTTTACATTTTATGTTGATCATGATTATGTTCCAATAAGATTTTTTGAAGCATGGATGAGATATATTACTACTGAGCAAAGATCCAAAGGAATTGCTAATAGAACATTTACTTCAAGACCAACTTGGGTAGATAATTATGCTACCGATCAAATAACCATTGAAAAATTTGAGCGCGATTATAATTCTAGTTTAACATATAAATTTATTAAGGCATTTCCTGTAAGTATAAATTCTATTCCCGTATCTTACGAATCATCTAATTTATTAAAAGTTACTGTTTCATTTGTTTATAGTAGATATTATATTGATAACTTTACTGGAGCACCAGCACAACCTAGCATACAGCAACCAGCACCAGTTTCTCAACAACCAATAACTACAAATACACCATTTACTACTCAAAGAATATTAAGTGATGAATATTATAATAATTTTGGACAAAACTCTCAGAACGCCACTAACTTCTCAGATTTTACTAACGGCACTGTAGGTGGTCCATTTGGTCAAGCAGTTGCATAATAAATAAAACGACATCTGATTTGTATAGCAGATTATGCCTTTACCAAAAATATCCACACCAACTTATGAGTTGGAACTACCATCTACTGGACAACCTATTGAGTATAGACCATTTCTTGTTCGTGAAGAAAAACTCTTAGTAATTGCATTGGAAACTGAAGATTCAAAGCAAATAACCAATGCGATAAAAAATGTAATTAAAAATTGTATTTTAACTAAGAATATAAAAGTAGAAACTTTACCTACCTTCGATATTGAATATTTGTTTTTAAATATTCGCGGTAAATCAGTTGGTGAGGAAGTTGATGTTAATATTATTTGTCCAGATGATGAAGAAACCACTGTACAAGTAAAGATTAATATTGATGATATTCAAGTTCAAAAAAATCCAGAGCATAGCAAGCAAATTAAAATTGATGATAGTCTTGCAATTGAAATGAAATATCCATCATTAGATCAATTTATCAAAAGTAATTTTGATTTTACAAATGATAATAATATGGAACAATCTTTTGATCTTGTTGCATCATGTGTTGAAAAAATTTATACAGAAGAAGAAATTTGGACTTCATCTGATGTAACTAAAAAGGAGATTGTTGATTTCCTTGAGCAAATGAATTCTGCTCAATTTAAAAAAATTGAAAAGTTTTTTGAAACAATGCCAAAACTTTCTCATGAAATTAAAGTGAAAAACCCAAATACGAAAGTTGAAAGCACTGTAGTTCTGGAGGGATTATCCAGTTTTTTCGTATAGCATTGGTCCACATGGACCTTGAAAATTATTTTAAGTTGAACTTCGCCTTGATGCAGTATCATAAATACTCATTAACGGAGATTGAAAATATGTTGCCGTGGGAAAGAGACATTTATGTTGCTTTACTACAAGCGCATTTAGAGGAAGAAAAACTTAAACAGCAGCAACAAAATGGCATCAAATAAACCAAAGTTTATCGATAAATTTTGGCCAGTATCTACAATAGTATCAAGTAGAACTGGACAATATAAAAGAATACTTGCTCAACGAATGGAGAGGAACAAGTATTTAATCGAGAATACTTATGGTGTAAAGGCAGATAGAGTTGTAGATACATTCATCAAAGCATATTTGGCGTCGGATAAAGATTATCCTGCGCCAATTGAAATTGTTCAAAATCCAAGGTCAGAAAAAGATTTCGATTTATATAATCAATACATTATATTTTTGTGGGAATATTATGTAAGAGATAAGAGTAAGAAACCAAAACCAGGTAGAGAAAAACCACCGCCAAATATACCCAATAATCAACAACCTCCAGGTGATCCTGGGTCATTGACTTTATATGAAGGGAAGAAAGAAGAAGATTTAGTTGATGAAGAAGTTGATGAAAGAATTTTAAAACTTCTTGGATTGCAAGATGTTTTTGATATTGATTATGGAACTTATCTTACTCTACTAAAAGAGAAGATGATTTCTGCAAGGATGTCATCTACAAGTATTCCTACGGAAGAAATAGAATTAATAACTAATGAATATAAAAGAGTAAAGGGTAAGGTTGGTAGATTTAAAATAAAAGGTAAGAAAATAAATGCTGATAATATAAAGGCATCTGGTCCAATAAGAATAACTAAAGATCAATTTTTTCTTGCTGGAAAGGTATCAGTTCCAAATGTTAAATCTGAAGATCAAAAACCGACAGCAGAAACATCTGATTTAAAAAAAGATATACAAGTAATTAGATCTAGTCTTGAAAATATTGCATCTTTATTAACGGGTCAGAATAAATTATTACAAAAATCATTTGAAACTCAAAGACTACAAAGAGAAAATAAAAGAAGATCTGATAAGGAAGACAAACTAGAAACTGTAAAAGGTGCATTAAAAAATGTCGCACAAAAAGTATTAGCACCATTTCAAAGTATATTGGATAAAATTATTAACTTTATTGTTAATATGCTTCTTGGGAGATTTTTTGTTAAGTTGATGGATTGGCTTGCTAATCCAGAAAATTTTGCTAAAGTTAAAAATATTTTTAGATTTTTAAAGGATTGGTGGCCTGCTCTTCTAGGTGCATATCTACTTTTTGGTAATGGGTTGGGTAGATTTGTTGTAAAGATCACTGCATCTTTAATAAAATATGGATTTAAATTAACTAAAAAAGTATTACCTCAATTATTAAAATTTCTTAAAAGTCCCATTGGAATGGGATTGGGGTTATTTACTGCTGGTGCGACAGTACCAATGCTTTTCCCACAAACTGTCAATGCCCAAGAGACTGCAATATCATCTTCTCCTGGAACTAATGAGGATAAGATTGGTAAACTGAAGCAACAGAAAGAAAATTTAAATTGGTTAGATAAACTTCAGGGGAAAGGATCTGAAATTGATGAGCAAATTCATTTCTTAGAAACTGGAAAAACCAAGGCATATACTGGCGGTGGTTTAATTACAAACTCAAAATATAATAGTGGATTATATACACAACCAATAAAAATTAGTGATATTGGATTTGATGGTGGTGGATCAATACAAAATGATACTGGTGTAAAAGTATCTGGTGCTGGAAAGGATACTCAGTTAATTGCTGCTCAACCAGGTGAAATTGTAATTAATAAACCAACAGTAGATGCTTTAGGTAAAAACTTTTTCTTATCTTTGAATTCTAAGTTTGGTGGATCTGGTGCCAATATACCAAAAATGTATAATGATATTCAACTTGCCGCTAAGGGTGGTCTTGTTGGTGGGTATTCTGGAGATAAAAAAGATAGTCCACCATCAGATGGAAAGAGAAAACCAACTAGTAAAGTTGCTGCAAAGTTAGCACCTTTCTCTATGAAAGATACATTCATGAATTTATCTCCGTTGAATATTGATAAAAGAACTACTATTTTTAATCAAGATTATACTAAAGATAAATCAAAATCAAAACCAAAGAATAAACAATTAACACCAATGCAACAATGGGCAAAGAATTTCCCAGAACTTGCTAAAAAAGTTAAACCAGGACAATCTGGATATGATGAAATACAAGCAGTAATTAATCCAAAAATTGATATGTCTAATGTATTTTCTACATCATTTACTCCTTTGTTTAATAACATTATTGAAAATACTTTCAATAATACTGTTAATGGTTTAAATTTTGGTGATCATCAAAACATTAATATTGAAGGTCCCAAAAAACCTAATTTTATACCTGCTAAACAAAATGTTTATATTCCTCCATCACCATCAGTTAATAATGCTCCTAATATAATTGCACTTCCACCGATTAGAAAAAATCAAACTTCTAATACTTCTGGTTCTAATAAAAGTATGGGAAAAGATATACCACAGTTTCCAGCGTTTCAAGATACCGCTACTAGAAAAAACAACCTACAAATTTATGGAATAATAGGGGTAGGTTAGTATGAACTTAGATTCTAAAAAACTTCTTCCACCATCAAAAAAAAGTGAAAGTCAGAAGATAAATGCTGATAAATTTTTAGTACCAGTAAAAAATATACAATATAAAAATATTGTAAAATTATCTGAGACTAAAGAAGATCAACCAAAAGTTGAAAAGTTTGGTTTAAAAGATGAAATTCTTTCTATAAAAGAATCAATTCTTTCTATTGAAAAATCTATAGCAAAGTCATTAGATCTACAAAAAGAAAAAATACTAAAGGATAAATTAGATCGAGAAAATAAAAGAAGACAAGATAAAGAAGAGAAATTAGAACAAAAAAAGGACTACGGTTTTGGTAAAATAATAAAGAATATTCCTAAACCAAAATTAAGTTTTATTGATTGGATTAAGCGATTTGTTTTAAATATGTTCCTTGGTTATTTTGCCGTTAGGGTGATTGATTATCTGCCAACTATAATATCAATAGCAAGTAAAATAACTCCAGCAATAAACTTTATTGGTTGGATGGGTAAAAATTTGTTGAAAGGGTTGATTGATTTTATTGATTGGGGTTATAAAGCATATGATGCAACTCGTGGATTTATAAAACAAGTCGCTGGTGATGGAGCACAAAAACAATTTGATAGTTTCTCTAAAAATTTAAATGATGTTTTAAATTATACAATAGTTACTGCTCTTGGTATTGCCGCTCTTGCTGATAAAGTTAGGGATAAAAATCCAAACAATAAAACAAATAAAAAAGGTCAACCCAGAGATCCTCGTACAAATAGACCAGTACCGACAGATAAAAAGGGAAATTATTCTTTCCATAGAAGTGGTGGTGCTTATAATAGAGAAGTATTCAGAAAAACTGATTGGTCATATAAGCAATATGACGCGAATGAAAATCAAATAATGAGGAGATACGCCAGAAAATATGGGCGTGATGCTGCAGTTGATAAGTTTGGTAAGGAAAGTGTAAAGGATATTGGTGGAAAGTATGGAAGATCTAAGTTAACTAATGCTGCAAGAGCAGGTGCTGTTAAATTAGTTGGAAAGTCTGGAGCAAAGACTGTTTTAAAATTTACTAGACCTCTTCTAAAAAGACTTCCTCTTATTGGAGCACTTATTGATTTTGGACTTTCTGTTGCTTTAGGTGAACCATTAGGTAGAGCAGCATTCTCTGCTATTGGTGCTGCTCTTTTAGGTACAATCGGTGCTGGATTTGGTGGTCCTATTGGAGCAGTTCTTGGTGGACTAGCTGGTAATTGGGCAGGTACAAAATTGTATGATATTTTATTTAATGGGAAGAAAGAACAGGGTAATAAAAAGGTTAAAGGTAAAGCATCTGGTGGACAGGTCACTTCTAGAGGTGGTACAACTGTAGGTGGATCTATTGGAAGAACACAAAAAGTAATTAGAAGAGTACCAAAACCACCTAAATTACAAGCACCAGAATCTATTCCAGGAAAAAATATTGGCGGTGAAAAGGTAATAGATAAAGTTTTTCCAAAAGAAACTTCACCAGAACATATTAGTCCTCTTAGATCTTTAAAAACTTCTTCAAGTATATTGAAAGGATCTGGGTCTACATTATTAAGTCAAACAATGGCAGTTGGTGTTGATCTTGCTATGGGGCAAAAACCAACAAAAGAATTTTATAGTAAATATGGAAAAGCGTTTGGGTCTTTTGTTCAGGAAATGGTTAATACTAATATGGAAATGACCACCCAAGAAACAGCAAGATCAATACTTGCTATGGCAAACGGTGGAACAGTTCCATATAATATTCCATCTAGGGGACCAAATTTTGGTGAAAAGGTTGGGGAGATGGTGGCAACTGCATTTGCCAACACTGTTGAAAAACAATCGTCATTAATATTAAATGCATTGAAAATAGAATCGAATAAAAAATCATATACTGGTATTACTGAAAGTGATCCTACATTGGAAGGTGATGATGAAGGTGGTGAAGGTGGTATGACTAAAGGTACGTGGGGACCACTTTTAGATTTAATTGCTGGTAAAGAATCTGGTGGAAATTATGAGGCAATGTATCCAAGCACTACTTTAAAAGGTGCCACTAAAATGACAATCGCTGAAGTTGCCAGAAGAGCAACTGGTGCTGTAGGAAAATATCAACAACTTCCACAATACCTTGTCAATCGAGCAAAGGCGGCAGGTCTTAATCCAGATAAAGATCTGTATAGTCCAGAAAATCAAGAAAAGATTATTATTAATGTTAATATCAAAGGAAGAGGTGGTGAAAGATGGTTAAAGGGTGAAATAAGTGATGAAGAATTTATGCAAGGATTATCACAAGAATTTGCATCTTTACCTAATGCTCAAGGTAAGTTTTATTATCCTGGGCAAAGTAGTGCAATGACCCCTGCAAAGGTAAAAGCAGCATTATCTAAAGTTAAGAAAGGTGGTTATTCTCAAGCAGAACTTGCTAAAGGTGGTAAAGATCCTTCGATTGGATTGGGTAAAGGATATGGTTCTGCTGGAGGAAAAATTGCTGGTGAATTGGGTAGGTATCTTAATAAAGCATTAGTTCCTGGAAAAGATTTCCTTAGAGTTACAGAACATCCTGAACATGGTGGAGTTAGAGGTAGACATGCAAGAAATTCTTATCACTACGATGGTAGAGCAGTTGATATTGGTGCGTGGGATTGGGAACAACCAAAAATATTAAGAGCGATTGCAGACTTTAATAAGAAGCGTGGTGTAAAACCAGTTGAATTATTACATGCAAAAAATGAACCTTCTGGACATAGCGACCACGTTCACGTCGCATATAAACATGGTGGATTAGTAACAAAACCAACACATGCTTTAATTGGTGAAACTAAAAAACCAGAAATGGTATTGGATCCAGATACAACTGGGACAATGAATAAAGAATATCCTGGTATGTTGGCAAAGTTAAATGCTGCTAAAAATAAAAAGCAAATATCTGAAGTTTTAAATACCTATGCTTCTTATGAAAACAATAATGGTAAGTCTTCTATTATTCTGATACCGATAGAAAAAATTGTAAATAATACTATAACTAAACAAACACCAGGTCAATCAATGACTGGTGGAAGATCTTTTTCTTCTGATGGTTTAAACATCGAAACTTTACTAGCATGAGCACACCAAACATTGCTGCTAACCCAGCTAATATAACTCTATTTAAAATATATTCTAATGTCAATGGAAACTCTTCTGATGTTAGGGGTGGTGTTGTAAACTTATCTTATTTTGAAAGCGTATTAGAAAATACTATAAGAGTTAGTGCTACAATAATTGATACTGGATCTGAAAATGGTAATGTATTGCAGTTACTGGAGTTGTCTGGGTTTGAAAAAGTTGAATTAGAATTCAACGATAATCAAACATCTGAAAATAAACTTAGATTTACTGGAAACAACTCATTGTATATTTCAAAAATAAGAAACATATATTCACATACACAAAAGACTGCATTCACAATAGACTTAGTTTCTAAAGAATTTCTTCTCAATGAACAAGAAAGTAGTTTAGTTTATAAAAGGTATGACGGTGAAATATCAAGTTCTGTTAAAAAAATAATGCAGGACTATCTTAAAACTAGTAAATCTATTTTTACTGATACCACTGTTAATACATATAATTTTATTGGTGATGCTAAAAAACCAATGAGATTATGTACTGAGATGGCGAGATTTTGTATACCTGATGGTGTTCCTGGAGCAAAAGGTAAAGTTGCTGGATACTTATTTTTTGAAACGTATGATGGTTATAATTTCAAGTCTATAGATAAATTGCTAGATCCAGATAGAGGATATAATTCTTACATTTATAATATGAATACTGGATTGCCATCTGGATATACTGGTAAAATATTGGAATATTATTCTGATAAAACTATTGATGTTCAAAAAAGATTAATGATTGGTGGATATGGTACTAAACTTGAGGGGTTTGATCCATATACGGATAAATTTGGATATGCTTTAGTTGATTCTAAAAATCAACCTCAACTTGGAGGTAAAAAAATGCCTAAATTGACTTCTGATTTTACTGGACCTTCTAGAAAATCAATAAGAAGACTTGATATAGGACAACTTCCAAATGGATCAACAAGTAAAGAACAATTGAAAGGTGCGTTTACTCAAAATTTAGATGCTGGTAATGTCATTGCACAATCTGCAATGAGATACAATCAGTTATTTACTTTAATAATGACTATAACTATTGCTGGAGATATTTCAATTAGGGCAGGTGATTTAATATATTGTGATTTTCCAGGGACAACCCCAAAAGAAAACCCAGATCCAGATAAGGAAATAAGTGGTATATATATGATATCGGATATATGCCATTTTATAGAACCAAAAAGAACATTCACTAAAATGAATTTAGTTCGTGGTTCTTTTGGGAGAACACCAAAGTAAGGAGGTTAAATTATGGACAATATCAATCAACATATTGACAGAGATAGAAAAATACTTGAGGATCCAACTATTTCTTCTCAGGCAAGAAGACATACTAAAGAAGAACTAACTTCTCTTGAGAAATATAAGCAGCGTCATCCAGAAGATGATCATGATCCAACACCATTTGAATTATATTGTGATGAAAATCCAAACGCTCTTGAATGTAGGATTTACGAAGACTGATGGAATTTACTGGATCTCTTTTTGATACAAATGCCCATGTTAACTATTGGGAAGGTATTGTTGTCGATAGGAATGAATGGCCAAGAACGGATACACCAATAAAGGATGCTAAAGAACTTAACAACTGGGGTTATAGAGTTAAAGTAAGAATACAAGGAGTTCACCCTGCGGATAAAAATATATTACCAGATTCTAAATTACCCTGGATAGAACTTCCAGGTAGTTTTTTTGGTAGTGGTCATCGTGGTGCTGGAATTACTCCAGGTGTAACTCAAGGGTCTATTGTTTGGGGTATATGGGCAGTACCTTCACTTAAAAAAACTCCTATTATATTAGGAGTAAAACAAAACAATGAGCAAACAAATTTAAGTAGAACTCAAGTTGGTGGTTTTGATCCATTTAGTGGGTTTAGTGATACTGATACTGTTCCAGGATATTCTGTACCTTTAACTGAAGGAAATCCATTAGAAGGTATTGCTTTTGGTAATTTTTGGAACCAGTCTGATGCTGGTAAAATGGAAGAATATACTTTTGGTATAGATTCACCTAAACCATGTACAGCATCTCCATTATCTGAAATACAACTTACGATACAATCATTAATACAAAAAATAGAAAAAGTTCAAAGACAATTAAAAACTTGGGCAAGTGCTGCTCAGGGGTGGATTGCTGAAAAACAAGCATATATTAATAAGTTAATTGAAGAGGCAGCAAAAAAAGTTGCTGAAGGTATTAGATGGTTAATGGAAACCATTAGAAAATATGTAATGGAATATGTACAAGACAAAATTAAAAAATTATATTTTTTAATTAATCCTTCAGATAGAGATAAAGCAAAAACTGCTCAAGATAAAGTTGTTGAACTTATAACATGTTTGTTTAATAAAATTATCAATGGTTTATTGGGAATAGTTCTTGGTTTATTAAAAAATGCTTTAGGTAGATTTGTTAATGTGCCAAAGTGTGTTGTTGAAAATATAATGTCTTCACTACTTGGAAATCTTTTTGGGTTTATTGGTGGAGCAATAGACAATATTTTAAGTTCTATTTCATCATTAATTGGTGGAATTGCTAGTGTTGCTGATGGAATTCTTGGATTATTAAAAACTATACTAGGATTTTTCTCCTGTGATGATAATAATGATTGTCCAGAAACAACACAATGGAATATCTGGGGTGGTGGAAGACCATCTGCTACTTTTGATTTAGAATCAATATTTAATGAAGCTAAAAACATTGCATCCACTGTTAAAAATATTGCAGATCCAGATAATTTTAATTTTGATTTTACTGGAATGTTTTCTAATCTTGCAAGTGGTGTAACTGGTTGTTTTACTGGACCAGTTTTATGTGGACCACCAAGAGTAGAATTTTTTGGTGGTGGTGGAAGTGGTGCTAGTGCAAATGCAATTATAAGTGCTACTGGTGAAATTATGGGAGTTGATATTATTACACCTGGATCTGGATACAGTAAAGCACCGTTTGCTAATATTGTTGATGATTGTGGTAAAGGTAAAGGTGCTGTAGTAAGGGCAGTTATTGGTCCTGTCACAACTCCAACTTCTCCTACTACTGGCGGTACTACTACAGGAACTGGTGGAGAAACTGGTGGAACAAATACTGGTACTGGTACGGGTACAGGTGGAGGTGTGGGTACGGGTGTTAATGGTAACGATGGAGGAACTGGAGCAGGTGCTGGAACAGGCACTGGATTAACAGAAACTTTGGGTGTTATTGCCGTAGTTGTTGAAGAACCAGGATTTGATTATATTCCTTCTCCAGATGGTGATTTAGGTGGTGATGGTAGGATATGGGCAACTGCTGATCAAACTATTGTCAGAAGAAGTGACGGAACGTATGATGATCCATATAATGACGATGAAGAAATACCAAATTTAAATCCTGGTGATTTTGTAAGCACCCCTTCAGATAGAAATAGTTTAATTAACTTAGGTGGTGGAACTGGACAAGGAGTTGTTGGTGATGGATTTGTTGTTCGCAATTATCCTACTAGTGGTAGTGGTGAATATCCAGTTTTACTTTATCTTTGTGGAGTTGAAGTTGTTAGGTCTGGTATAAATTATTCTCCTACTGATAGAATTATCATAGAACCAAATATTACTGGTACTATTTTAGAACCAGTTTGGGGACCATTTGGTGTTTTAGAAAAAGTAAATATACTTTCCCCTGGAATTGGATTTACCGAAAGACCACAAATCTATGTTAAGAGTGACACAGGATATAACGCTCAACTCAATCCTGTATTTTGTGTAAATAGAGTGGGTGATGATACTGTTGGTGAAATTCCTTCAGATATTACACCAGATAAAATCTTAAAAGTTGTAGACTGTGTTGGAATAGTTTAATGGCAAAACCTAAAACAGAATCCAGAAGAATGGGAACTCATGAAGGTGAGTTAAAATTTGGTCATGTTGATATGAATGGAACAATGTCTGGTGTTCAATTGAGAAATGGTCCACCAGGACCAGATGCTGAACATTTTATGCAATTTTGTTCCACTGGAAAGATGAAAGGTGGTACAATTAATCGATGCCCTACGGTATATCAAATTCATTGTGCGGAAAAATCTGTTGATGGTATAGGATTTATATTAAATGTTGCTGATGGTGATATTGTTTTACGTGCTGCAAATGGAAGAATACGTTTGATTGCTGATAATATTGATTTAAAAGCGCGAGGTAAGGACGGTAAAAATGGATTTATAAATCTTGACGCTGATGAAAAAGTTGTAATGCGAGCAAAAAATATTGAGGTAAATGGTACGTCAGTAGTTAAATTTTTCTCTTCTGGATTGTGTGAAATTGTTGGTAAAAATACTCTAAATTTTTATGGGGGTCTTGTTGATTGTGCTGATGGTGCAACTACTGGATTAAATTCTAAACATACTTCTGGTTTAGAAATACAAGAAATGTTTACTGTATAAGAATATGAAATTACCAGACATAGAAATAGGAAAAAGATTATTTTGTGGTAAAGGAAATCCTACAAATGTTTTAGGTGTTGGTCCTACAGAAGTTCGTGGTTCTGGATATATTGAAGGTCCAACTGTAACTGGGGATCCTAGTTTGTTTAAACCAGCGCCACAAGAAATGGCAACGGTGATGTGTGGTCCAACAAAAAATCCAGATGTTGTTAAAGTTGGCACTATACCATTTCTTTCCTTGTTTGTGCAAACTTATGCAAGGATTAAAGCTTTTTTGAAAGTTGATACTTTATTGTCAGTCAGGTTAATTAAATCTGATGTGATTTATACTAATGTTTTAATGGCGAACACTAAAAATTTCGTTATAGATCATCCATTAAAAGAGGGTAAAAAATTAGTTCATGGATGCCTTGAAGGACCAGAACATTCTGTATATGTTAGAGGAAGATTAAGAAATAATAATATAATTGAATTGCCAGACTATTGGATTAACTTAGTTGATGAAACTACAATTACAGTTTCTTTGACTGCTATTGGTGCAGAACAATCTTTATTTGTTGCAAAAATTAAAGATAATAAAATAGTTGTAGGTAACTATATGACTGAATTTGGTGAGTTACCAATAGATTGTTTTTACCATGTGTTCGCTGAAAGGAAAGATGTAAATAAATTAGAAACGGAGATTTGATTATGCCAGCATTTAATTTTAAACAATATGGTACGTTTACTGGACCAGCAAAAAATTATGAGTTCATTGATGATGATGCAACTTGGTGGAGTGATCTTCCAATAGATAGTTCATTTAAACTTAGTGATATTGGTGTTCTATTTTTCAATAACCAGGCAGACTATGCATATTTCCATTTGTATGGAGTATCAACAAGCTTAGTTACTTTTGAAAAAAACAGCGGAGATTTACCTAACTTACTTGCCAATATTCAAAATACTATATTTAATGGAAATATAATCATTAATGGAACTACTGTAGCAAATGATAATATTGTATGTAATGCTAACGTTTCTTGTAATGGTGTATTAAATTTATCTGGAGTTGGTAATGCTGCTTCATACATGACAACTACCAGAACTATTGCTCAATCTAAAAAGTCTTTTGATATTCCTCATCCGTTAAAAGATGACCATAGACTTAGATATGTTTGTTTAGAAGGTCCTGCAGCAGAAGTTTATATCAGAGGTAAATTAGAAAATGAAAATATTATTACGTTACCAGAATATTGGAGTAGTTTAATAGATCAAGAAACAATAGGGGTAACATTAACACCTATTGGATATCATCAAGAATTATTTGTTGAAAAAATAGAGTGGGGATCCAGAATTGTCATTAAAAATAATTCTGGTGGAGCAGTAAATTGTTATTACACAGTTACTGCAGAGAGAAAAGATACCCCCAAAAACATTCCAGAATATAAGGGGTTGACACCAAACGACTATCCAGGAGATAATGATACTTATAATGTGAATGGACTATAGTGAATAAAATACATGAAATATTTCCATTGGTTGTTTATCAAGGAACAATAGATTGTCATAATGAATTTAAAGAAAAACATGTAAATTCATTGCGGGATTATTGGTTTAATGGGTATCAAAATGAAAGTCCAGAGTATTCTGGTAGAATTTTTGTTCACCATAATAAAGAATATAAGATGTTCTTTGATGATCTTAAAAAAAATTTAGATCAATATATGGAACACTTGAATGTTGATTATAGTAAGTTAAGTTATCATATTATTAAAGCATGGGTTGGATATCATAAAGATGACGAAACACCATCTATTCAACCACATTATCATAATGAAGCAAACATTAGTTTTGTATATTATTTAAAAACCGATGAGACTTCTGATAAACTTTGCATCCAACAGCAAACAAATAGAAATGAATTTGCTGGTGGATTATTTGAAGTTGCTCAACAAAGAAATACTCTAATTGGATACAATAAGTATAACTGTAATTACTACACAGTGACACCAACTGAAGGTACTATTGTGATGTTTCCAAGTGATGTATATCACTTTACTCAAAAAACTACTGAAAGAAAAGGTGAAAGAATTGTTATTCCTGGTGATATTCGGATAACATTAAAGGAAGATAATCCAGACTATCATCAAGGGTCTACTCATCCATCTCAGTGGTTAGAATTATAAATTAAAAAATAAATAACTTAACAGCATACCATAGTTATGACAACATTATCAACAGTTGGACAGACAGTTGTTTCTGGTTTAACATCAGAATCTTCAAATAGAACAGAAAGTAATTCTACTTTTGCAATTCCATTAGGAATAGCTGGTACTTCTATTAGTCAGTACCAATTGCCTGCAAGAGAATTAGATCTTGAAATACTTGAAAATGTTCAACCAATATTAGATCAAATAAATGCTAAAAAATCACAAATAGTTTCTATTTGTGATCAAGTAATGTCTTCTTATATTCCTGGAATAGCACCACCTTTATGTGCTGTTGAATCGGAACCGTCAAATTTAGATTCTCCAGTTATTTCTGATACTGATAAATATCCTGCCGTTATTGGTGGTTTTAGTGTTGCTGGAACTCCTAATCCAGGGACACCTCAAATTGCATATGGAAATGTCAGACCAGATAATATAAGAATATTGAGATACCCTAATTTAGAGAATAGAGTTGCTCCTAATGATAATGCTTTAGAGAATTATAAGTTTCCTGTATTGACATCTCAGAATGCTGGGCAAGGAAAAATAGATTCTTTTTTCAAAAATTCAAAATACAACGATGGTGTTCTTACTTACTATGTAACTAGTGATTCTGGCAATTGGAGTAGTGAAGCATGGAATAGTAATAGTAATGTAATTGGTCAGTATGTCAAAGTTACTGGACCAGGAATTGGTACTGTGGGAATTCCTGGAGCATATGATCATCCATCTCAAACATTTACACCAGAACCAGAATATTCTTCAATAGTTTCTGGATTAACTGGTATTACTACTGGAACTTTTAATGGTATTAGTGTTAATTTTAATCCAACAACATTGAAAATGGAATCAACTGGATTTTTTCCATTATTTCTTTCTACCACAGGAACACTTGTTATTGCTTCTGGACTTAATGCAACAACTATTATTAATAGTATTAGTACTTTAGAATCTGAAATTGAAGCATTGAGGGTTGGGATTAGTACATGGTTCACTGAAGTTAATACTTTAAAAGAAAGAAGACATGGGCAACAGTTGAGAGTGTGGAGTTATAAGAGAGTTCAGCAGAGAAATAGCACTGAAAATGTTAATATTGGATTGGGAATAACTTCTGTTGAACGAGTTGATCCTAGACTACCAACTACAATTTACAACTTCTCTAGTGAAGATAATAGATTTGATGATACCAGTATAACATTCGATGCTAACTGATAATAAATAATAACAAAATTATTTTATATAATAATGGCAAAATCACTTATTAGTATTGGATCGACATCTAATGATGGAACTGGAGATACATTAAGAGCGGGCGCAGAAAAAATTAACGCCAATTTTGATGAAATCTACAGCACATTTGGAAATGGAACATCTTTAAGTTCTTCAGTTTCAAATGCAACAACATCTTCTTATGCATCAGTTGCTGGTATTGCAACAATTGCACAGGGATTAAGTGGCGCTCCTAATATTACTGCAGGAATTGTAACTACATCTGGAAATTTAAATGTAGTTGGAATTATTACTTCATCAGGCGCAACAATTTACAACACAACTACATTAAACAATGTGGTTATTAGTGGTGTAAATACGCACAGCAATGTATCAAATTTCACTAATACTGTTAATTTTACTGGGACTAGTAATAGTATTAATCAATCTGCAGGAACCGCTGCCATTAATAGATTAGTTGTATCTGGGGTCACGACTTCTGGTGTAGGTAATACTGCAACTCTTGGTACTAATAGTACCATGCAATTTTTCCTTCAAAATGATACAACTCTACGTGTTGCAGTTAGAGGTAGTGATGGGGTAACTAGATATGGAACAATCTCACTTGCTTAAGGGCTTGACATACTGGTTTTGACCTTGTATAATGATGAGGTAAACAAAGGTGATGCCATGATTGTTGATGATGGAGATGAGTATCTGACACGTTGCGTCGTGGATCCCAGCACTCGTACTTTTTTAATTTATTCAAACATGGGTAATGAAAAAGTAATTGATTGTGCTAATAGTGATGAATTCCTGAATGTTCTCAGTTTTGTTCGGAGCGTCCTTGGATCTGATACTTTAGTTTACGCTGATCCCCTTGTGAAAGGGTGATCCCTGCGGGTGTGGTGTAGAGGTAACATCTGAGCCTTCCAAGCTCCAGTCACGGGTTCGATCCCCGTCACCCGCTTACCAAAATTGGACTTTAATTCCATTTTTGGTCGAAAAAATTTCCCGCCAAAAATTTGTTAAAAAACCTTTTTATGAATCCTTATAAAATTTCATATAAAAAATTGCAGGAAGAAGTAGTTAAAACAACTCCTGAAAATGTTAAAGAAGCAAATGAGGGTTTATTTCATGCCAAAATGACTTTGCCAGCAGCAGCAAAACATTGTGGAATGACACAAAAAGAAATGAAATTGACTTTTTTTGAATATCTTAAATATAATAAACCTACTTATCAGGGGGAATAACTAAAGGGATTGAGTATAACTCTCCGCCCCCATAAAATAAGGGAGGTAACAATGGCGTATAAAATCAATACTACATATTGTTGGTATGAATTGGACAATGAATATGTCATTGTTAAAATGTATTTTATTAATCATTGTCCATTTACCTTTGATGAGTTATCATCTATTGTTAGGCAAGACCCTGAAATAATCTCAATAGCAGATAAAAATGTAAAATTTTGCCCAGAAGATTTGTACAAGTCTTCTTTTTATTTGATAGATGAACAAGTACATCCATGTTTATTTACACTAGATTTAGAAAATCCAGAAGAGTTGCCAAATGATTGAAAAATTTTGTAAATATTTTGAAGGGTATTTTAACAATCAAAAACAAGCATTTTCTAATCCAAGTTCATTTGCTTTGATTGAACTTGAACATTTTCAATTGTCAAGTAATAAATTTAGAATTATCCAAAAGTATAATATTGATCCTACTCCATATAGAAAAAATATTATCGAAATTTTTGAAGAAAATGATCACTTGTTAATTAAAAATTATAAAGATAATGAAGAATTGACTTATCTTTCTGGGTGTGATATTATTATGGAATATAAAGATAATAAATTTTTTGGTAAAAATACTTGTAAAGACTGTATTGTTAACTGGCAAGAAAAGTCTACATATTTAATTACTGAAAGTATTCTTACTGAAAATCTTTATGAAGTAGTTGATCGTGGATTTGATACTACGACTGATGAACAAATTTGGGGTTCTTTTTTTGGATCTTTTCAGTTTAATAAAATTAAATCTTTAATTGAGGAGTAATCCTCTATTTTGCCTCTGTAGCTCAGTTGGATAGAGCAGGGCTTTTGTAAAGCTCAGGTCGCAAGTTCAAGTCTTGTCGGGGGCTTTGAGTTAATAACTCTAATATGAAAAACGAAGTAAATTTTAAATATATTGATGTCTTTGATAACAAAGATGTAACTTATGATTTGGAAAAATATCCAATGAATAAGATTATTCTTAGGGAAGTACAAAAATATTATCCAAGTGTCCAAGATCTAAGTCTTCTTCATGAACATATTGAAGGTGGAAAAGTATCTGATTTAATGTCTAAGGTAAGTAAAGACTTAACAAAGACTGAATTTTACGAGTACTTTGATGATATTGTTAAACAATATGTTGTATCCCAAATTGATCGTGATGTTTTAATCCAAAAATTTGGAAATGTTAGGGCAGTTATTCCAAATCAAGACAAAATTGGCGCTCTTCTTCATTTTCATCAAGGAAGATGGGTTGGTAACGGTCTTGGATTAAGAACTGTTTGGATGGCATTTACTGATTGTTATGAAAGTAATAGTTTACAAATTCTTCCTTTAGAGGAAAGTAGAAAAATTACGATTGACGCAGTTAAAGAAAATTGGACATATGAAAAACTCCAAGAAGAATGTACAAAATATGCATTCCCTGTAACTATTAAACCTGGACAGTTTCATTTGTTTACTCAGGAACATATTCATGGCAATTTTCCAAATCTCACTAATAAAACGAGAATTAGTATTGATGTAAGAATTCTATTGAAAGATGGTCAACCACACCGTAAATGGCCTGGTGCTTACTTTAGGAAATTGGGAGATCTTGATATTAATTCTACACCAGTAGAAATTAAATCAGGTGAATCTACAGCAACATATGCTGAGTATGAAGGATTTAAAACAAAAGGAATTGATCTTCATTTTCAAACTCTTACCGTAAGAAATTATTGTTCCAGAATGGGATATGTTTTCCCATATCAACATGCGGATAATGAAGGTACTCACCATGCACATTTAGAACATTTAATTGAGCATGGAAATATTGATCATTTGTTCCTGTTTAGTATTTTTTCACTACCAGATGATCCAGATAGAAGACAATATTTAATGAATTTAGCTTTAAAGAGTAATTGTAAACTGCACTTTGCAAATGAAGAATTTGTACTTGACAATGAGAAAATGTTGAGTAAAATAGAGTACTTACGATCGTTTACGAATGATTGGACAAATCCTGTTGATCAAGTTCTATGAAAATTAATCTTTGGTATTGTAATGATATGAAACAATGGCGTTGGACCTTATGTGATGATTCGAGACCTATATTAAAGCAAGAATCTGGTCAACAACCAAATCTTAGAGATGCAATGAATGATGTGGCAAATACTGTTGAATATATACTTGACAAACAAGAAAATGGTGCTATAATTTAATTGCGATACTAATTCGCAGTGACCCAAAAAGTGTGACTTCAGAACCCTCTTTTAGAGGGTTTTGTTGTATTAAAATCACTATTTTTTATGTGAATAAATAAAACATAGTAGAAACCTAAGAGTAATAAAATGGGTCTTAGTCGCTTAGATAATTTCTTAAAAAATAGCAGAGGAAATACTCTGTATGTCGATCCATCGAGTATTGACGCTACAGACAGTATTGAAAATCAAGGTAATTCTCTTGCTCGCCCGTTTAAAACAATTCAGAGAGCACTGATAGAAGCAGCAAGATTTTCATATCAGCGAGGATTTGATAATGATAGGTTTGGTAGAACCACTATCATAGTTTATCCTGGTGATCATATTATTGATAATAGACCTGGATGGATACCTATTCATGAAGCACCTGTAAGTGGTAGTAACTGGAGACAAAGAAGTGGTGCATTATCAAATGATTTTACTGCGTTTAATTTAGATTCTAATTTTGATGTATTTGATGATAATAATGATCTGTATAAATTTAATAGTGTTTATGGTGGAGTAATAATACCTCGTGGTACATCTTTAGTAGGACTTGATTTAAGAAAGACTAAAATCAGACCAAGATTTGTACCTGATCCTACAAATGATAATATTCAAACAACTGCTATTTTCAGAGTAACTGGTTCTTGCTATTTTTATCAGTTTACTCTTTTTGATGCCGATCCAGCAGGAACTGTTTATAATTCTTATAATAATACAAAATTTGTACCTAATTTTTCACATCATAAAGTAACTGCGTTTGAATATGCGGATGGAGCAAATCCAGTAAGTATTAATGATACATTTTTAAACTATTATACTGATAGAACTGATTTAGACTTATATTATCAAAAAATTGGACTTGCTTATGGTCCTTCAAGTGGAAGAGAAATTGCTAATGATTATCCTAGCACCGCTATAGATGTTCAAGCAAAAGTAGATGAATTTAGAATTGTTGGATCAAAAGGACAAGATGTTGGTATTACTAGCATAAGATCTGGTGATGGTGTAACTGCTAGTACCACAATTACTGTTGATTTAGAAGAAATTATTCCAGGTTTGGATGTAGATACTCCAATCAGAATTGAAGGAGTTCCAGTATCTGGATATAATGGTCAATATGTAATTTCTACAGTAGAAACTCCAACTAGGATTACCTATAAAACTTCAGTCGCTCCTGTTAATCCTTTACCACTAATAGTAAGTGGTTCTCCTACATTAAACGTTGTAGTTGACACTGTAACATCATCTTCTCCATACATATTCAACTGTTCTTTAAGATCAGTTTTTGGTATGTGTGGTCTTCATGCTGATGGAAGTAAATCAGATGGATTTAAATCAATGGTTGTTGCCCAATTCACAGGAATTGGACTTCAAAAAGATGATAATGCTTTTGTAAGATATAATAATTCTACAGGTGTATATGAGGATAATACTGCAGTAACGAATATTCACACAAATTCTTCTGCATTATATAAACCAACTTATGAAAGTTTCCATATTAAAGCATCTAATGATGCATTCCTACAATTAGTATCTATTTTTGCTATTGGTTATGCAAATCACTTCTTAGTGGAAAGTGGTGGTGATCACTCTATTACTAACTCAAACTCCAACTTTGGTGCAAAGGCATTAGTTGCAAGAGGATTTAAGCGTGACGCTTTCCCAAGAGATGATACTGGATTTATAACTCACATTATACCACCAAAAGAAATTGAAACCTCAGATGTTACGATTGAATTTGATGCTATTGATGTTAATGCAACTGTTGGTGTTGGATCAACAACTAGACTGTACTTATATAACAGAACCAACCCTAATGACCCACCAAATCACATTGTAGAAGGATACAGAATTGGTGCTAAAGTAGACGATAGTTTGCATGTGTTGTTGAATGATGGTAGTGGTACTACAAGATCACTATCTGCTAGAATTATTATGCCTAATACCCAAAATACGGGTGTTTACGAATCAACTTCTAGAAAAATAGTTCATGTTGGTAGAACGACTGCAGGAATTAATAGTATTGCTGCGGATACATTAACATTTACTACTCCACATAAATTTATTAATGGTGAAACTATTAGAATTACCAGTAGCACTGGTGAATTACCTGATGGATTAAGACATAATCAGGTTTACTATGCAATAACAAATGGTGTAAACTCTGACCAAATTCAAATTGCACAGACATTTAATGATACTGTTACTGCAGATGCAATTTCAATTAATAATAAAGGTGGTATATTAGTCGTAGAAAGTAGAGTATCTGATAAAGTTTCTGGTGATATTGGACATCCTATTCAGTTTGATAGTAATATAGGGCAATGGTATTTAACTGTAAGTGGAATTTCTACATTTAATAATCTTACTTCTGCTATTGTTGGTCTAGGGACAAATGGATTAGGTAGTGCGACTTCCAGATCATTTATAAAAAGAACCCCAGATACTAGATCTTTATCCGATAAAATTTACAAAGCAAGATATATTATTCCAAGAGATTCTGTTGTTGTTGCTAGACCACCTCAGGAAGGATTTGTAATTCAAGAATCTAATGATAATATTGGACCAAATGCTGCCGAAATTATAAAGTACAATAGTGTAGATTCTGTAAACTTATCTAATAGTTCTGAATTAAGAAACTATAGATTAATATCTGATGCTATTTGGGATAATTTAGTTGGTATTGCAACTTTTACTACAGAAGTTGCACATGAACTTTCTGCAGGTTCTTTAATTGAGATTAAAAATATTAAGACAACTACCAATGTAAATGGTATTGGAAACAGTGGATTTAATGGATACCATGTAGTTTCATCAAAACCAACCAGAAGAACATTTACAGTTGGATTGACTACAAATCCTGGTACTTTTATAAACAATACTTCTGTTAGAGATGAAAATCTACCTTATTATAGTAGAGCAAAATTCAATAATACATTCGTAGTATATAAGTCTGATGAAATTCAAGAGTATGTTCCAAATGATAAAGATGGAATTTATCATTTAACCCTGCTAAGTGTTTCGAATTCACCAAATGTAGTACCATTTGATGGACTAAGATTTTCTCAACCAATTAAAAATCTTTATCCTCAGTTAGATCGTGATAATTCAAATTCCGATCCACAAAAGGCAACATCGTTTGCACTACCAAATCCAATTGGTTTAGTTGAAGTTGATAACCCAGAACATAGTATTACTAGAGAAACTTTAGTTAATAAATTACATGATTTTGCAGTTGGTTTTGGACTAACTGACATTCAATCATCATCTGGTGTTGCTCATACCTTATATACAAAATTAGATCATGGTCTTAATAGAATTACTAGAGTTGGTATTGTAAGTACTGGACGAAATTATGGAAATGGTTCAGGAACAGATCAAACTTTATACAATGCAAAGTTAGTTGGATTTGCTGGATCTACTACTGGTAAGTATGCAACTGCTAATATAAAAATTAATGCATCTGGTTCTATTACTGCTGTTAATATTGTTGATGGTGGTAGTGCATATGGCATTGGTAATACTTTAGCAATCGTTGGTGTTGCAACAACTTCCGCTCATATTGTTGGTGTTGTAAGTGTAACTCAAATTTATAATAATATCGGTGATACCATTGCAGTAGAAGGTGTTCAGGGAGATACTTTTAAAACATATAATAACTTATACAGAATTACAAGTATAAATGTGGGGCAAGAGAAACAAATTCAAGTTTCTTCTGCATCAACAATTACTGCAGATTATGAATTTATTGGATCATTACCAATAATTGGTGTTAATACTAATGGATTGGTCAAAGTTAATACTGATGCTTTATTGTATACTGCAGCATATGTAACTGGAAAAACCATAGGAATTTCATCAATATCCTATCAAAAAACAACTGGTATTGCTAGTGTTACATTTTCACAACCTCATGGATATTATGTTGATAATAAAGTAAGAATTAGTGGATTTAATGAGAATTTCTTTAATGGGGATTTTATTGTTAAGAAAATTAATAGTGTAAATTCTTTTGATATTAATGTTGGTGTAAATACTATTTCCTTAGGAACTACTACAAATACTGGTGCATATGCATTTAAACCTGGATTTGGTGCTCAAGGTGGATTTTTAAATGTTAATAATGAAAGAAGTTCTGGTAGAATTACCCCATATTATGCTGGAATTACAACTACGTTATCTATTGCATTAACAAACCCAAATACAAATACACTTACTGTTGCTGATGCTCTAAGACTTAATCTGCAGGTTGGTGATTATCTTATTGTAGATAGTGAGATAATGAGAGTTTCTTCTACAGTAACATCTTCAACACAAATTAATGTTTTCCGTGGTTTATTTGGTAGTTCTAAAGAAAGTCATCCACTTAATTCTGTTGTAAGAAGAGTTAAATTTATCCCAATTGAATTTAGAAGGAACTCAATTCTTCGTGCTTCTGGTCATACATTTGAGTATCTTGGATTTGGTCCTGGTAACTATTCTACTGCTCTTCCAGAAAGACAGGATAGAAAGTTTACTGATACTGAAAGAGTACTGTCACAATCAGTAAGTGATGATGGTGGTGCTCCAATTTACACTGGTATGGATGACAGAGGTAATAATTATACTGTTAATGCTGTTACTAATTCATCTACTGGTCAAGAACTTCTTGTAAATACTCCAATACCTTCTGTTAGAGGTGAAGATTTAACATCAGACACAACTTCTGTTGGATTTGATGTACAATCAACATCAGAGTTAACAATTCAAAGATCATTAAAAGTTGAAGGTGGAAATGCTGGAACTATAATTTCGGAATTTAATGGTCCTGTTATATTCAACAATAAGTTATCATCTAATTCTGATGAAGGTATTGAAGCAAATTCCCTATATTTACAGGGTGATGCTACTATCTCTAGAAAGTACACTGTTGGTGTATCGCAACCATCTTTAGCAGGTAACCCAGGAGATATTGTATTTTATTCTGATCCTCATCCAGGTGGAACGATTGGATGGGTTTATACAGTAGAAAATAATTGGAAAGAATTTGCACCAATTAAGAATGAAAATGGGCACTTTGTTGGTATCTTCAGTGGTTCATTTATTGGTGATGGATCTGCTCTTAGTAGTGTATCTGATATTTGGGTTTTTGATGGTGTTGGTATTTCAACGACTGCTAATGTTGGTATCGAAACAACTTCAGCAAAACCAGGATATTCGCTTTATGCTTCTGGACCAGTATTATTTGAAAATAACGTAGAATTTAGATCTCAGTCTCTACTTTGGAATATTACTAATGGTTTCTTAGTTAATACTGGTATTACTACATTTAATCAACAATTGAATGCTAATACATTTAGAACTGTTGGTGTTGCTACGTTCCAAAATGATATTATTGTAACTACTAATCCAGCAACAACTGGAGATACTGCTGGTAATTATTTAAAATTTGTTCAAACTGATACTGCTATCAACTCTTCGTATTTCTATGGTGGAATTCTTTGGGATGGTAATGATACTGGTAATAATGGAACTAGAGGATATATTAGAGGAGAATCTGAAGGAACTTCTGGTCAATTTGCTATAACTTTTGGTACTCAATCAACTGGTGCAAGTAATCCACAGGAAAGATTGAGACTTGATAGTGTTGGTGATGTTAATGTCACTAACAATTTAAATGTTGGTATTAATATTGTTGCTTCTGGTGAAATAACTGCCAATTCTGATGAAAGAATTAAAACTAATATTAAGACTATTGATAATGCACTTGATAAAGTTCTTCAACTTCGTGGAGTTGAGTATGATCGTACAGATATTGAAAAGCATCAAATTGGTGTTATTGCTCAAGAGGTTGAGAAAGTCTTACCAGACTTAGTTTTAGATGGTGAGAAAAAGTCTGTTGCGTATGGTAACATGGTAGCAGTTCTTATCGAAGCGATCAAAGAGCAACAAAAACAAATTGATGCTCAAGGTAAGCAAATCGAGGAACTTTTAAAGAGACTTGACGGATAATTGACCAATTGATAAACTGTCACAAGGGGTCCCCCAGGACCCCTTTGTTTTGCTGTATAATAATTACATCATCAATGAGTTCCATGTTCCAACTTCGCCCCCATCAGAAATCTGCTCTTGAGGCGATGCTGCTCCATGCAAAAGGTATTGTCGTTGCTCCTACAGGCGCAGGTAAGAGCATCATCGCTATCTATGATACTATTCGCCATTTCGCTTTGGGAAACCAAACTGTGGTTGTGGTTGCTCCTAGACTGCTTCTTGCTCAGCAGTTGTGTTCTGAGTTCATGGAGCACATCACTGATGCTTCTGTAATGCATGTTCACTCTGCTAAAGACTGCAATTACTTTGCTACAACTAAACCTGATGAGATTGGCGATTGGTGTGAAAATACTCAAGGTAACAAACTGATTTTTACAACTTATAATTCTCTTCAGCGCATCGTTGACGCAGGTATTCATGTCAATGCTATCTATTTTGACGAAGCACACAATTCTGTTAAAAAATCATTTTTTGATGGCACACGCATTCTATCTAAGTATGCTAACCATTGCTATTTCTTTACTGCAACTCCGAAATATTCTTCTACTCCGAAAAAACCAGGAATGAATGATCATGAAGTTTATGGTAAGATCATCTTTAATGTTCCTGCTCCTGAACTAATTGCCAATGGTTCCATTCTTCCTCCTAAAATCAATGCTATGAATATTGGTTCTGCTCGTGATAAGGATCAGAATGCTGCTGAGAGGGATTGTATGACCCTCCTGGATACTATTCTGAATGAAGATCATATGGACAAAGTTCTTGTTGCTGCTCCTAACACCAAGGTTTTAATTCGTATGATTGCTGAGACTGATTTCATGACAGAAGTTCAGTCTTATGGTTATGATGTTCTTTGGATCACTGCTAAGTATGGTGCATTTATCAACAACACAAAAATCAGTCGTGAAGAGTTCTTTAACAAGATCTCTGACTTTGGTAAAGATCCTAACAAAAAGTTCATTGTCCTTCATTACTCCATCCTTAGTGAAGGTATTTCTGTGCCTGGTCTTACTTCTCTTGTTATGATGCGTCAGATGAATGTGATTGAGATGTGTCAGTCTATCGGTCGCGTTATCCGTCTTCATCTTGATGACATCAAAGCAATTCAGAACGGTCAAATCAAGGCGGGTGACTTGAATTCATATACTAAATCTTTTGGTCTAATCCATGTTCCTGTTTACAGCAACACTGGTATTTCCACAGTGCGTCGTCTTCAATCTGTTGTCGATACTGTGTTTGTTGAGGGTCAACCTGCTATTTCAGTAATTAAAAAATGAAATACGAAGTTATACGAGATCAATTTTATGAGTGTTTGGATCTGACCTGGGATGTTATCAACACTCAAGTTGAAAAAGAAATTCAAAATAATACATGTAGAATTATAGGTAACGATGAAGAAAAGACTATTCTTCTTTTAGATAATGAGAATTTTCATCCAATCATATCTAAAATGTATGCTATAATGAGATATAAGTATCGTCTTACGACTTTACATATATACACTTCACAAAATAATGCACAGACATTTGGAAGGCATTGTGATCAGTCAGACGTTTTAATTGTTCAATCAATAGGTAAAATGTCTTATAAATTTGATGATGGTGAATTAATCGTATTAAAACCTGGAGATGGGGTTTACATCCCAAAAGGAATGTATCATGATCCTATTCCTATCGAACCTAGAGTGTCATTAAGTTTTTCTTGGAATTAATTATGTTAGAAGGATTTGTAACAAAAGATGGGTATGCAGCAGTACCTTTTGGAAAACAACTTATGGTTATTTACGATGGACAGCAGTTGAAAGTATGCAGAACAGAAAGTTCTGCTAGGAATTTTATTAAAAAACACTCTTCTCAACCAAAACCTGGAACTATTTTTGTACAATGATGATGAAAAAGGAAAAAACTAAATTTGTTTGTGTTTCCCCTCTTTCAAACAAAGCACGATATCACTTTCATTTGCATATGGATAATCTCCATTCGTGCCGAGTAAAAGATGAAAAGGATGGTAAAATCTATCTTGAGTCTTTAAATAAACAGCATTATTTTTGGATCGATAAAAACTCTGATAAAAATTGGAAAATTGAAAAATGAAAGTTCAAACAGAAACAGATGCTCTGGTAACTATTACTGTTGACAGAGAAGGTTTAGAAACAATGATTAATGCAGCTTCTGCTGCTATTACTTATCTGAATGAATGGAATATGGGTGATGAATATGATACTGACATCACCCCTTATCATGAAATTTTATACACTCTTAAACAAAAATACGAAAGTGTCTATGGAAAATTTTAGTATTGCTCGTTCTGAATTGATGCATTATAGACTGCAGGCATTCCTAAGGGAATTTAACTGCTCAGACATTGAATATATTGGGTTGCGTAATTCTGAACATTGGTATAAAATTGATGGGCATGAGGTAAATGTAAAGGATATTGAGGAATTTGATCAAATTGATGATGATGAACAAACAGTTACTTATTAATGATAAAAATCTAATAAATTATTTTTTAAATTTATTAGATTTTATCCAAAATTATCCTCAAGTTTATAGGGATGTGACAAACCATTGCTTGTCTCCAAACTGTTTTGCATCAAATAATCTTTTAAATCTAATAACCGATAATCAATTTGTAAATAAAATCAACTTTATTCTGGGAGAATGTGAGAAACATATTCCAGATAAGGTTGATTATTTTTATATTCATATGGTTGACTATAAAAATGGTGGGGATATGTTAATACATAAACATGATCACAATGAAGATTATTCGTTTATTTTATATTTGAATGACTGTGATGATGGGTATACAACTTTATATACTGATAGACCTATCAGAGTAAAACCAGAAACTGGTAAAATTCTTATATTTTCTTCTGATGTTTATCATTCAGCAACTTCTTCAAATAGTAAAAAAGTATTAGTCGGAGGATTAAAAATAAAATGAAGAGAAAATATCCACCAGATACTAGAGAATTTACCACAATGAATTATTTTGGTAATACTTTGTATCATGCATATAATATTTTGTCGGAAGAAGATAGACTTGGACTTTTGGAAGAAATTGAAGATGAAATAAAAACCAATTCTTCTGGTGGATATAATATTGTTGAAGCAACTAGTACTTTACCGACACGAAAAATAAAAAATAAAAAGTGTTGGTATAATTTCTTTAAAGTTGTTAAAAAGCATCTTTATGAATATGCAAAAATAACTAATAATCCTAAAATAAAAACATTAAAAGTTGCTGAATATTGGGCAAAAAGAATGGGACCTGACATTAGTGACGAGGATTACCATAATGAGATGTACATATATTATGGTAATAGTCATTCTCATAATAATCTTGACTTGGGTATCATATATTATTTGCAAAATCCATCTAGAATTTATGGAACTATTATGGAACAAGATGGTGTAGAATTTATTGTTCCAGGAGATCAAAATTCTTTAATTATTCATCACCCAGATATTAATCATGAAGCAGTTCTTCCCCATCCATCATTTTTAGATGGAACTTGTAGATGTGTCCTGATAGTTGACTTTAAATACTCTAAATATACTTAACTACGACAATTATCTTATGGATAATGATAAATGGAATAGAGGATTGGATCTATTCATTGAAAGTGTTCATAAACCAGATCCTGAATTGAGGCAATGTGCCCACAATCAAAAGTGCTATAATGAATTAATGTCAGTTCGTGAACATGTTCTTGAATATTTAAAAACAATAAGAAAGTGATATGAAGAATTATTTTGAAGCATTTACAATACCATATTGGCAAACTAAAGTAATAGATTGGGAATACAAGAAAAAATCTTTGCTATCATTACACTATAATAATAAACATAATATGTGTGGTGGTGATGAACAATATACTGATTATAATAGTAAGAACTCTTATCATTCTCAAGTACAATCTATTTTATTAGATGATCTTTATTCTGCTCGTAAAGCTTTAAACTTAGAACACCATACGCTCAGAGTGACCACTGCATGGTTTCAAATGTATGAGCAATATCACCATCATCCAATTCATAATCATGGTATAAATGGATTTAGTTCTGTTTGTTATATTGAATATGACCATAATGAACATGAACCTACAAGATTTGTATGTCCATTTAATAGTTATATTAATAATGATATGATAGAATTTATACCGAATGATATTGAAGAAGGTTCTATAGTATTCTTTCCTAGTAATGTACCTCACTATGTCGCACCAAATAAATCAACAAAACCTAGATTAATATTATCCTTTAATATAACTTACTAATGATATATACCCAACAATATATTTTTTACTTATTAGTATTTTCTTTCATCGCTTATTTTGTAGTGACAGATGAGAGTATTGCTGCATTAGTTATTTTAAGTATAAAAATTTTAAGAAATAATATAGAAAGATTAATTTGGATGATTAGATTTCATCCTTTAGTAACTACAAACAAAATTATGCAGTGGTATATGATGCGTAAATATATGAAGGAGGCAGAAAAATTGCAAAAAGAACTATTTAAAGATGATTAGAATACCTCACGAAGTTCAGTTACACATAACACATTCATGCAATTTGACATGTGAAGGATGTACTCACTATAGTAATCATGGACATTCTGGAATGTTATCTTTGGAAGAAGGATCAGAATGGATGGATAGGTGGAATAAAAGAATAATTCCAGAAAGATTTACTATTCTTGGTGGAGAACCAGCATTGAATAAAGATCTTACTAAATTCATTTATCTTGCAAAAGAAAAATGGCCTAATTCATATTTGGAATTAATTTCCAATGGATTTCATTTACACAAACACCCAGATCTACCAAAGGCTTTGATTGATACCCAAACTGTTATTGGTATTTCTGTTCATTCTAGAGAACATCCAGATTACATTGAGAAATTTAAACCAGTTTATAAATTGGCAAAAAAATGGTTATTGATGGGTGTAAAGGTCGAAATGAGACATTCATCTCTTGATTGGTTAAGGCAATATCAAGGGTATGGGGATAATATGCTCCCCTATGAAGACAATAATCCAGAATCAAGTTGGAAAAACTGTGTTTCTAGAATGTGTATACAACTACATGAAGGTAAAATCTGGAAATGTCCAGGTTTAGCGTATTTACCTATGCAAGCAGAAAAATATAATCTTTCTGAAAAATGGGATAAATATCTGAAATATGAACCATTGCATCATGATTGTTCTGATGAAGAACTTGTTGAATTTTTTAATAGGAAATGGGAAACGTACTGTGATATGTGTCCAGCAAATAAAGAACATTTCAAACCATCTGCAGATCCATTATTACCAGTTAGTTATTGGAAAAAACTCAACAAATAATTTCACATATTAATTTAAAATGACAAAGCGTAAGAGAATATATCCACCAGATACAAGAACATTTACCACAATGAATTATTTTGGTAAGACTTTATATCATGCATATAATGTCTTATCTGAAGAAGATATTGTAGGATTGATAGCAGAAATAGATGATGAGTTAAAAAATACTTCGGATAATAGAGATGGGTACGTTGAAGCAACTAATTGTTTATCTGCAAGAAAAATAAAAAATAAAAAATGTTGGTATAATTTTTTTAAAATGGTGAAAACTCACCTTTATAATTATTCTGAGATAGTAAACCAACCATCAATTAAATCTTTGAAGGTTGCTTCATATTGGGCAAAAAGAATGTATAAAGGGATTACAGACGAACAATATGAAGAACAGATGTACATTAATTATGGAAATGTTCACTCACACAATGATCTTGATTTGGGGATTATATATTACTTACAAAATCCATCTAGAATATATGGAACATTAATAGAACATCAAGGTAGAGAGTTTATAGTTCCTGGAGATGAAAATTCTATGATTATCCATCATTCTGACATGAACCATGCCGCAGTTTTACCACCTCCAATACTAACAAAAGATGACCCAAGATGCACTATTGTAGTAGATTTTAAATATGGACACAAATTCTGAAAAAGAAAAAAGATTATCAGTAGTTAAAAAACAACTAGAACATCTTATTACCAAAATTAATAATAGATGTAACCCAGAAAATTATAACTCATTTTCTGAATTGTATGAATATGTTAAAACAACATCTACTACAGGTGTTCCATCTTTTCTTAGTCCAGCGGAAGTTAGATTTATTCAATCAAATCCGCAGATTGAAAACAATATTTTAGATTTGTGTATTAAACAAAGAGAAAATGATAAAAAAAATAATTATTTCACAATAGGTAATATTTTAGATATTCTTTTGTTTACTAATAATTCTAATGATCTTTATAATTCAAAAATGACTGGTTTTAATAATCCTGACTTAGGTACTAGATTTTTGAAAGATCCTTCTTCACAACCAATACATGGGACTATAGAAGAAGTATTGGTCATGTTAGATTTGAGTATTGTTCCTTATAGATGATAGACACTTTCGCAAGTGTCTATGGATATGGTTTCAAAGTCTATTATGTGCTATACTATGATTAATTACAGAATTGAAATGTTGAACTATCAATTTCCACAAATCAATAATATTTCCGATATTATTTGTCATATTGATGGTAGGGATGAATATAAAGTAAGTGTGAAAGACTGGTATACTGTTGTTAATTATGCAGTTGCTTTTGAGGATACATTTAAATGGGATGATGCTGATCAAATTGGATCTAAAATTCGTAGAGAATGTCGTGGTCTGATCTTTGATACTGAAACTGGGAAAATCATTTCTCGTCCGTATCATAAGTTCTTCAACGTTGGTGAGCGAGAAGAAACTGCTATCAACAAAGTTAATCTGTATGAACCTCATGTAGTTCTGGAGAAACTGGATGGTTCTATGATCCGTCCGATTCCTACTAAAGAAGGTTTTCGTCTTGGGACTAAAGCAGGCATTACTGATGTAGCAATGAACGCAGAAGTGTTTATCGCAGATAAACCAGAGTATCGTGAGTTCATTCTTGCTATGCTTGATGGTGGAATGACACCCATTTTTGAATGGTGTTCGCGTAAAAATCGTATTGTTGTAGATTATCCTGATGATCAACTGATTCTCACTGGGGTTCGTAATACATTTAAGGGAACTTATCTTCTTCACTGGAACTTGGAAGAGTTTGGTGAACACTATGGTATTCCTGTTGTAAAAGCAGTGGATGGTCTTGCTGTTCAAGATATTAACCTGTTTGTCAAGCAGGTTCGGGAATGGGATGATGGTGAGGGTATTGTGCTACGATTTGACGATGGGCACATGGTTAAAGTGAAAGCGGATGAATATGTGCTCCGTCACAAATCGAAAGAACAAATTAGTCAAGAAAAAAATGTTCTTCAAATTATCATCAATGATTCTGTTGATGATATTGTCCCCTTATTGACACAAAATGATGCAACTCGTCTTAAAGAGTTTCAGACTGCTTTTTGGGCATCTGTAGATGATTTGGCATATGAGATGGCACAGATCTATTTGGGTGGCAATACAGTGTATCCTGATAAGAAAGATTTTGCTGTTGAGTTTGTTCAGAAGAAGATTTTACCAATTCATGCTCCGATCATGTATGCTATGAAAGGTGGCAAGGGTTCCCGTGCTACCATTGTTGACATGATTAGTAAATCCTTGACTACTCAAACTAAAATTGATCAAAATCGTTGGTTATGGGGAGGTCTTGAATGGAATTCTTAATAGATAGAATGTAGAGTAAATTAATTCAATGGATCATCTAAAAATTGAATCCTACAAAACAATTTTAGTTCTTAATTCTAGTTATGAACCAATAAATTTTACTAATTGGAAGAGAGCGGTTGTATTGTTATTAAAAGAGAAAGCGCAAATATTATCATCTAGAGTAATACGTTTATTGAATTATGTAAAGTTACCATTAAAAAAAATTATGGACGAAAAACCTTCACGAGCAATGATTTACAAAAGGGATAACCATACCTGTCAATATTGTGGATCGAAAAAATCACTTACTATTGATCATGTTATTCCTAAATCTAAAGGTGGACAAGATACATGGGAAAATATGGTAGTTGCTTGTGCGCCATGTAATACTAAAAAAGGGCATACTTTACTTGAGCAAACTGGAATGAAATTGGTTAGGAAACCAAAAGCACCTCCAAATAAGATGATTTTAGATATTGATAAATCTAATGTTCCAGAATGGAAAGAATATAACTATGTCTGAACTTATTATGCTATGTGGAATTCCTACTTCTGGAAAATCCACATATGTTGAAAAACTGAAGAAACTGGACTACTGGAAAGATGCAGTAGTTCTTTCTACTGACAATTACATTGAGAAACAAGCACAACGTCTTGGACTGACTTATAATCAGGTCTTTGATGATGTAATCAAAGATGCTACACGGGAACTTGAAATGGAGTTCAACTGGTCAAAATCTAAGGGTAGGAACATCATCTGGGATCAGACAAACTTATCGGTCAAGACCCGAAAGAAAAAACTTTCTAAACTTCCTTCCATCTATAAGAGAGGTGTGGTATACTTTACTGTATCACTTGAGGACGCACTGGAACGAAACAACCACCGTGAGGGAAAGTTTATTCCTGAAAGCATCTTAAAAAGGATGTACGAACAGTTTGCAATTCCAACTATTGAAGAGGGTTTTGATTATGTTGAAAAAGTTGAAAGTTAAAGAACCTTACAATCATCACTTTGAGTATCAGAGCGACATTGATCGCATCGTAAAAATCTTTGCCGATCGTGGTTATGAGATTTCACATTCTGATGCTGTTCGTGCGTGGGAACAATTCTCTGATGGTATGGCAGCAGGTTGGATGAGTTTAGGTTCTGATGCTGAGGTTTTTGATGATGCTTTTTATTATTTTGAGGAAGTATAATGAAACCGAGTTGTTATGTTTTTGATCTTGATGGTACTATTTGTAACGTCAAGCATCGCCGTCAGTATGTTGCCACTAAACCTCGCAACTGGGATGCCTGGAACGCTGGACTTGTGAATGATAAACCAAATGAAGCGGTTCTTGGAATTATTCATTCTCTCACATATTATTATCCGATTTTTATTGTTAGTGGAAGGTCTGATGATTACAGAGTTCAAACCGAAGAATGGTTAGAAAAGCATGGTATTTCTTATAATGCTTTGTATATGAGAAAATATAAGGATCATCGTGATGATGCTGTAGTTAAGGCAGAAATTGCAGATGAAATTGATAAAACTCATCATATTATTGGTGTTTTTGATGATCGAAAGAGAGTTGTTGATATGTGGATTAATAGAGGTATATGGGTTTTTGATGTTGGACAGGGCAAAGGTGAGTTTTAGTTATGTCTTATATTAAGTTAAAAGATAAATTTTTTGTAGGTAAATATGATATAATTTCTAGAAAATATCAGTATGGATTAAATACACCTAATGGATTTTATGGAATAAAATATTCATATATTGATCTTTCAAATTCCAATGAACTTCTTCAAGTAATACCCGAACACCATAGAGACAAATGTACATTGTCTGTGATGGATTTAAATCATAGAATTCCACCACACACTGACAGTGGCATTGAAGCAATTATTAATTTCTACATAAAAACTGATAATTGTAAAACTCAATTTTATAAGTTTAAAACTTCAGATCCTAAAGAATTTAAATTACCAACACAAAGAGATGGATCTATTTTTGATGAAAATGATCTGGATGAAACAGAAAGTTTTATTTCTCAAGTTGGCGATGCGTATCTTTTAGACGTATCGCAACCTCATGCTGTTATTCCACTGCATGATGGACCTGTTGATAGGAAAGCAATTTGTCTTCAGTTGCTTTACACTACTTTTTCTGAAGCAAAACAACTCTTAAAACAAACTAATCAAATTTGAAACTATGGTTGGAACTTTGATTGCTGGACTGACTTGTGGGATTGCAACATTTTACGGAATTGGAGATGGATTTCATGGACAAAAAACCGCTAGCGGTGAACGGTTTAATGCTTATCGTTGGACTGCAGCTCATCCTTATCTTCCTATGG